ATAAAAAAATTGAATTCAATAATGAACCTGCTGAATATTGTGGATTAATGATAACTGAATCAATTGTTTAATAATATTAATATTGATTCATTTTATTGTATAAAAAATATTAATATTGATTTTCTAAATCAATATTAATACACTTTATATAATAAAATGTATTGATACATTTTATTGTATAAAAAAATATTAATATTGATTTTCTAAATCAATATTAATACAATGCAAGATCCGATTAAATTGATATATAAATATAAAAATAATAATAGTAGAATTCAATATCAGACATATATATATATTGGTGATATAGTTCCAAATAATATAATGAATATATTAAAAAAAATAGAAGATTTATCATTATATGAAACATTAATAGAGATAACAGATAATGAGTATAAATTAATTGAGAAATATTATGGAAAAGATTGGTATAAAAAATTTTTCAACATTAGACATATAAATAAAACAATAAATCAAATAAAAAAAATAAATAATCAACAAAATGAATTAATAAAGAAATATGGGAAAGAATGGTATAATGAACATATTAATAAATTTGAAGTAATGGATAAGAAAATATTTTATAGTTATAATTCAATTATAAAGGAAGAAATAATTAAAAAAGAAATTAAGAAAAAAAATATAAATCTTGAAGATGAAGTAGATATAGATTATACAACACGACAAAAAGATTATTTAGAAAGAAAAAAGAGTGAATTAAGTTCAGATTTAATTGAATCTGAATCATTATCAAATGAAACCTTATCTACTTCTTCTGATTCTTCAAGTATAACTGAATCTGATTCTACTCAAAAAGATTTAGTTAGTAAATTTGCTGATTATGAACCTATTAATACTGAAGAAGAATTAAATAGTGAAGATGAATTAAATAGTGAAGAAAAAGAAGAAGAAATAAGTAGTGAAGAAATACAAGAAAGTGAAGAAATACAAGAAGGAGGGAATGAAGATGAAGATTATGAAGAACCACAACAAGAAGTATTAGATGAAAATGAAAATGGTGAAATAGATTTTGACGAAGGATTAAATGCAGAAGATAGATTAATAGATGAAGAATTAGATTTAGAGGATTTAGATAAATTATATCAAGATAATGATGTAGTTGAATTAGATAAAAATATAAATCAAACAACAAATTTAATTAAAGATGCAATAAAGAATGATAAATTATTTAATAAAATAGTGGAACAATTAGTAGATTTTGATACAAGTAAAGATGATTTAATAAACGATGAACAATTAAAGAATGTATGGACAAAGAAATATATAACAAATCAATATATATTTAAAGATGATACAGTAAAATCATTAAAAAACAAAATATGTTGTTCAATAAAAAACAATCCAAAATTTGGAGATGATTTATTTTTAACACCATCAAGACAATATTTATGGAGTGAATATTATTTTAATGATAAATTAGAAAGAATTATGATAGGACAAAAATGGATAAAACGAACCGAGTTATTACAAATAGATATAGAACCAAATAATAATATATTTATGTATGAAGAGTTAAGAGGAAATTTAAAGATATTAAAAGACAATATTAAAAGATATGGAAGTAAAATAAAGAGAGAAGATGATGATTTTAATATATTATATGATTATGAAGGGTATATAACAAATAATGAGATATTTATGATAGATATATATAATGAATTAGGGAAAGGATATAATCCAGATCCAGAGTTATTAAAAAATGTAATAGATGTATATATAAGAGTATATTTCCCAAGAATAAAAATAGATGATGTGCAACATATAATAGATTATTTAAATGGAAATACGAAAGTGGAAGGTAATAAAATAAGGAATATATATGAAACATTAAATACAGATTTATTAATAGAAAATCAAGTAGTAAAAGACATAGAAATAATAAAAAGAGATAAAATAAATTATGAGAAATTCTTTAGAGAAAATTATATAACTCAATCAACAATACATTTAAATTTAAGATTAGTAAAACAAGATGCAAAAATAGATTTATTTAGAATATTTAATGAATTCATAGTAACAACAGATTATCCATTTATTCAATATCAAACAATGGATGGACAAATAATATTTAAATATAATGAAGAAGATATAATAAAGTATAGTTCAAAGAAAGAGAATATAGAAGTATTACAAAAATGGTTTGAAAATTCACCATATGGAATAAGTTTCAAAGTAAAAACAAATGAAGATAAATTTATGGCAATAAATTTAAATGAAATGGGAAGAATTGAATATAAAACACAATGGAAAGAAACAGATAATGCAACAATAAAAGATATAAAAGGAACATATGAGTATGTAAGGAAATTATTAAGAAGATTAAATGAAGATAAGAATAATTTTAATGCTCATATACCAGAAGATTTTGAATTTAAATATGCATTTATAAATACAATTCAGAAATTTGAATTACCAGATAATTTTACAATAAATCATAATGATTTATCTGAATTTTCCCGTTATTTCTTCCCATATGTTGCATTAGTTATTGAACCAAGAAAACGACAATCTAAAACTAAATTAGATACAGGTAAAAGTAAATATGGAACATATTTAAGATATAAAAAAGTGTCAAAATATGAAAATCAAGCAAGAATAGAACAGAGAATTATATATTTTATGAGAAATTATGATTATAATGATCAATCATTATCAAATGAAATAAGCAAACAATTTAATATAACAATGGATAGAGCATTAGAGGAAATAGAAAGAGTAAGAAATAAATACCCAGGATTAAAGAAGAGTAGAAAAATATTAAAAGTATTAGAAAATATACCAAAATATAAACCACCAGGAATAGGAGTAGATATACAAGGAAAACAAAGAGATAAATATAAAATAAGAGTATCTGGAGCAAGAGATAAAGAACAATTAGATAGAATAATTAATTTTATAAATATATTAATATATTTGTATATTGAAACATATTTATATAAACGTCCAGAAAAACAAATATTAAAAGAGAAATTAAAAAAATTAACAGGAATTGCAAAAAGAAGAAATAAAGTAGATGATGTAGTAAATTATGATAGAGAAATAAAGACAATAAAACAAATGGCGATATTAGATAAAAAAAGAATAGGATTTAAAGCTGCGAAAGGACAGAATCAATATTCAAGATTATGTCAACATAGTGGAGATGATAAAAAACGACAACCACAACATTATTCATCATTAGATAATTTATTAGCCGATGGATTTAAATTAAATAAAAAAACAAATGTATATGAAAAACAACAAGAAATAAAAGGTAAAGGAGGTAAGAAAAAATATATAACAGTTAAAGCAGTTGCATTAGATGCAGGAGATGAAAAAGGAAGTATGATATATTATGCATGTAATCCAAAAGATAATGGAGAACATATGTATATAGGATTTTTATCAAGAAGTAATAATCCATATGATGTATGTATGCCTTGTTGTTTCAAAAAAGATCCATCTACTTCAAAAAATAAGAAAAAACAGGAATATTTTTTAAAATGTATTGGACAAATAAAAGAGAAAGTAGAAGTAGATTCAATAAATAAAGTAGTTGGTGATCAATTATATATATTACAAGATACAAATAAAATACAAGAAGGAAGAATTGGAACATTACCAAAACATATAGATATATATTTTAATCAATTTTTAAATAAAACCAGAAAGATAAAATTACATTATTTATTACAAAGTAAAACAGGTTATTATTTTAAATATGGAACAAATCAAGCATATCCATTTTTAAATGCAGTAGGTGGATGTTTAGAAATGACAGTAGATAATATAAAAGAAAAAATAATAGATAAATTAAGGAAAGATAAGAATGATGTATTATTTACAGCAATAAATAATGGGGATATAAAAACAAGATTTATAACAAGAGAAAAATTTATAGAATATATAGAAACAAGTGAGCAATTAAATTTTGATATATTAAATCATTTAATATCAATACCAAGTATATTAGTTGAAAATGGATTAAATATAATAGTATTAAAAAGAATAAGTATAGTAATAAAAAAAACATTAGAAAAGGAAAAAATTAAAGATGAATTTATAATAGAATGTCAGAATAAAGAAGAATTAGATAATATAAATGATTCTAAAAGAACAACAATATTTTTAATAAAAGAAATTGATAATTATTATCCAATAGTATTAGTTAAAAAACTAAGTGAAGTAGATAAAAATATTGATATTAAGAAGACATTTAAATATGATGACGAAGAAAAAATAGTAAATCATATAACAGATTTTTATATGCAAAATTGTAAATCAGATATAATTGAAGAATTAACAAATAAAGAAAATAAAATAGCAAAAGATGTATATAAAATATTAATGAATATAGAAAATAAAGAATATCATCCAAAATTCCAGATAATAGATGCAAGAAATAAATGTAAATATTTATTATTAAATAATTCATTAATAATACCAACAAAACCATCAGGTTCTATTTATAATTTACAAATAACAAAAACATTAAAAGACAAATTATTGAATGTAGAAGAAACAATTGAAAAAATTGGTTTATTAAAAAAAATAGTAAAAGATAAATTACCAATAAATCCAATTGGAGTATTTTATTCATCTAAAAATAATAATAATACTGTTAATGTAATTAGTATAATGACTGAATCATATGATAATATTCCAGTAATTGAACAACAAATAGATATTGAATGGATTAATAAAAAAGGATTAGTTATGGAAAATAAACCATTATATGATAAAATAGATGAAGAAATTATAAAAGGAAAAGAATATAATAAAATAGATGATCGTATTAAAAATGTAAATTATAATAGTTTTTATAATGAAAGTTATGAATTATTTAGATATGAATTAAGTGATTATATAAATAATACAAATAATATAAATTTTAAGAATAAAATAGAAAGAACAATAAATAATAAGGATTTAAATAAAAAACAGAAAAAGATAATTATAATGGAATTATTATATAAATTAATAGATAGAGATTTATTAGAGAGATTTATAAGAGTAGTGAAACAAAATGGAGGAAAATATGATAGATTTATATATATAAGTACAAGATTACCAGATTTAAGTGATTATAAAATAAATAATAATAGAGAATTATGTAAAGATTTAAAACAAAATGAATGTTCAATAAATCCTCATTGTAAATATATATATGATAGATGTTATTATACAATAACAAAAGAGATAGTTATTGATTTTATAAATAAGGTAGCAGAAGAGTTATCAACAAATGAAATAAAAGGATGGGAAATATTAAGAAAAGATAAATATTATGTATCTGATATTGTTGATTATAATAAATATACATCAAGACCAGGACAAATAATAGTAAAAAGTTCTAATACAGTGATGTCTAAAATATTAAGTGATTTATTAGGTAAAGATAATGTTCCAAAAATAGGAAGAAGAAAAGCATTAGTTCAAGATGATATTAATTTTTACGAATTAAATGTATTAAATCCATTAAAAAATATGGGAGATTTTTACATACAAAATATATTAGATAATAATTTAACAATATATAGAGCATTTGCAAATGGATATAATTGGTTAAAACACAAATATTATAGTTTAGAAGGTAGAAATTTAGGTTATTATAGTGATTTACAAACTGATTTAGCAAATTATTTTAGAAGTTTAGTAATAGATTGGTTAAGTGATAAAAATAATATAAAATATATTGAAAAAGATTTAATAAAATATATGGAAGTAATTAAAAATAAAGATGCAATAATTGAATTTATAAATAGAATAAGTAAAGATGTTATAACGGTAACAAATGGAGTAGTTGAATATTATATTTTAAATAAAATAACAAAAATACCAATAATAATATATAATAATTTGAATGAAATAATGTATATATTTGATAATGGTATAGTGTATGATTATAATAAAGATTCAAGTGAAATAGAAAAATATAAAAAAGAGAGTATATTAAATACTACAATAAATATAAGATATATTAATACTGTTGGAAATGATATACCATTAAATATTGAGGTTATTTTAGTAAAATAATTATATTTACAACCGATAATATAATTATTATATTATAATATAATAAGGAATGAGTGAAAAGAGAAATAACGACAATGAAATATTTAAAGAATTAATAAATAAGCAATTAAGAAATATTCCATTAGATAAGAAATTACAATATAATGATTTAAGAAGAATATGTAAATACATAAATTCAAGTTTATTTGATGAACATAAATGTGTATTATGGTCTGGATATGTAACTAATGAGAATAATTCATTAAAAGGAACATATATTAATTTTTATTTTAGAAAAAAAAAGAGTGCATTACATAGATTATTATATATAAATTTTGTTGATGTATTAGAAGAAGATGAGTATATTAAATTTAATTGTGAAAATAAAGGTAAATGTTGTAATATATATCATTTAAAAAAATACAAATATCAAAAAAGAAATATTGAAGAAATTGAGGAAAAAAATATAGTTAAAAAAAAAACTATAAATATATTAAATCGTGAAGACACTTTAACTGAAAAATTACATATAACATTTGATTAAATATATTATAATTTTTTTTGAAATATTATAGTATATATATGAATCCAAAAATATATGGTATTCCACATAATTTAATTGATATTGATAATTTAAAAAAGATGAGTTCAGATCCAAAAAAATCTAAATATAAATTACAATTATTTGAAAATAATTTGGATTCTGTATGTAAATTCTTTGATAAAATAAATAAACTAAATAAAAAAGATAAACAATCTGAATTAAAAATAACTATTTTTCCATATGATTTACATGAATTAAATAATATACAACAGTTATATAATTATATTGATGATTTAAATAATTTTAAAATAGAAAAAAAAATTGATGATAATAATTATTTTTATTATTTAGAACAAGTTAAATTTAAAGATATTGATACTAATTTTTCACTTATAATTAATAATGATATGACTAATAGAAAAGATTATTTATATAAGTTATTAAATACTGAACATTGTTTAAATAATTGTGAAAATATACAAAAAAATATAAATGATATATTAATAATTAATTTTAATTATGATATACAATTATTAGATGATACACAAAAAATGGAAAGATTAAATAATTTAATTAATTATTTATTAGAAATAATACCAAAATTAAATAAAACTTATAAATTAATATGTATTTGTGGAGTAAATAATATTTTTTTACAGATTATAAATACTGATAAATATAAACCAATATTCAAATTAGACACTTATGTTAGTAGTGTAGAATTAACTTATTTTTTAGATAATTCACATATTACAAATAATGATGGTGCAGTAATAATTAATAAAAACAAACAACCAGAAAATGATTTTTTTAACTATAAAATAACTAGTATATTGAATAATAGTCCAGATAGTATTTTATATAATCAATTATATAAAAAAGAAAAATATAACTCAAGCAATGATCCAAATCATATATTAAATGCATTAAAATATTTTATATATTCCGTTAGAGCAGATATCCTTGATTTAAGAGAAACACAAACTTGCATACCATACTTATGGTGTGGAGATTTTAGCAAACAAGGAACACAACAAGATGCCGACGACTTATTTAATCAATTAAGTGATTATATATATGATAAGAAAATATTTAATTTGAATAAAAATTTAGTAAAATATGTTGGAAATAAAGATGATGATTTATTATTATATAATTTTAATTATGATAAATATGTAAAGAATTTAATGATTACTAATTCACAAGAAACAAAAATTATAATTGATTTTGATGAAAATGATAAATATATATCAATCAATAAACACATTACAAACTTAGATAAGTTTCAAGATGATAAAGAAGAACTAACTGATGTTAATGAATTTATAATGACAAATTATACAATTGAGCAAAATAAAAATACTCCAGATATATTGAGATATAAAAATAAATTGAAACAAAGTTATATGTATAACTTATCTGAAAATACTAAATATATATTCATGTTATTTAAAATACATCGTTTTAATAATTTGACCCAGCAAGGATATAAAGTAGATATATCTAAAATTGATTTAAATGAATTACATAATAAAACTATTAAAAAAATAAATGCCAATAAAGAATTAATAGATATACGATTATATTTACAAGGGATAGTTTTACATAGTGGTAGTTTAAAAGGTGGTCATTACATAGCATTAATTAGATATAATTCTGGTTGGTATGAAGCCAATGATAATAGTATAACTAAAATTAATAATATTTCAGATTATAAATTAGACAATTTTTCACCATATATATTATTATATAATACTACAGGTATATATCATACAGGACCACCATTTGGACTAAATAATGTAGGAAATACATGTTATGCAAATAGTTTGATACAATTATTATTATCAATTCCCGAATTAAATAAAGAATTAACTAGTGCAACAACAGATGATATTAATAGAATAAAAGGAGAATTACAAACATGTTATCTACAAACAGGTGGTAATATATATGACGATAAATATAAATATAAATATTTGAAATATAAACATAAATATTTAGAATTAAAAAAAAATAAATTATTGTAATAAATTATATATTATATAATTGTATAATATATAATCAATGATATTAGATAATTACAATGATGTTAATAACGTTATACAATTTAAAAATTATAATATTAATCATAGTACTGTATATTTTTATTTATTATATAATTTTAGGATTTTTATATTAATTGTAATTAATATATTAAAGAAAAAATCAGATATTGATAAAAATATACTTAATTATTATTATATATTATATCATCAAATCAATAGAGTGTTAATATTAAATTATAAAAGGTCTTCTTTACCAAAAAAAACAATTATTGTTCCATATAATTTACAGAATAAAATTGCAACAAAAGAAGAATATGTAAAAAAAATGACTAATAAAAATATATTTGGATTGGGAACTGATAATAATAAAAAATATTGGAATAATAAAAAGTTAGAAACTGTAAATATAGATAATTTATATAATTTATTTTATGGATTAGCACGTGTATCAAATGATGATGATATAGATTTAGACTTTTATAGAATATTATTTGGAAATATATTTCCATTATGTCCAGAAGTATATAATCCAGGGAAAATAAATGATTCAACATATTATCATGTATGGGAAGCAAATATAAATAATTGGAATAAAAAAAATGGAGAAGATATACTTGATGGTAATAAAAAACATTCAATAGGAAAACAGCGTAATGGTATATTTGGTATAATTACAACACCATTTGGAATAACTGATGAAAATAGAGATAAATTAGTAGTTGAAAATGGACATGTTTATGAGTTAGCCGATGAAAGTACTATAGAATATACTAAAGAACATACTGATTTAGTTCAAAAATATTATTTTGATATATATAGACAAATAACAACATATAAAAATATTATAATTTCATTTTTAGGAAATACTGAAACATATATAACATTCGATTATTTAATTTTTATAACTGGATTATTATTATTCATGAATATATTTTTAAGTGAGGAGGAGCGACGAATTAAATTAATATATTTAGATATGCTAGATTCATCTAATAAATATATTTATACTACATATTTTGGAAATTTAATAAATAATAGTATATATTCATCAAATAATGATGCATTCAAACAATTTAATAAAAATGATAATATATTATTTATAATATCTGACAAAAATAAAATACCAGAATTTATAAAAAAATATATTGGTAATATTTCTTTATATAATTTTTATGTTCCAACACGTTATAATAAATCACGTTTAACTGAATTACAAGAAAATAAAATAATAAAAATAAAACAATCAGGTGGAGGTAATATATTTGATGATAAATATAAATATAAATATTTGAAATATAAACATAAATATTTAGAATTAAAAAAAAATAA